TTGGCTTCGCCGCTCGTCTGATGGATGGTCTGCTTCAGCTCGCCGCCCATGTAGTCGAACAGCCAGAGGTCAGTCATTGACATATCTGCGAGCGAGGCTCGAGTGAATGCGTTATGCACGTCGCCATCGCCGAAGTCGAAAGTGATGGTCACCTTCAGCGGGATGGAGTCTTGTTGCTGCCCGATCGCCTCGGCTTCATCTTTTGAGCAGCCGGCAAAGAGAAATGATACAATAGTTAGCAGGAAGATTGATAGTGGCGCCAGCATCTTAGTGGCTGACATGGTTAAGGAATGATTCATAGCTTATCGTTTATTTAGTTTTTTGTCAATCTTTGCAAAGTCGTCGTGTACCGACTGCGCAATCACTTTGGCATAGTGCTGCGTCTGCGTGATGTTCTTATGCCCCAGCATACGGCTCACGTTCTCGATTCTCGAGCCGTTGCGCAGCATGTACGTGGCAAATGTGTGACGGGCAAGGTGAGAGTGTAGCGGCGTCCTGATGCCCGCCATCATGCCAATCACCTTCAAGATGCGGTTGTAGACATGATTCTCTATCCTCGGTACCTTCCAATTATACTTCTCCAGCACTTCCACGGCAGGCGACAAGAGCACAGACACGTAAGGCACGCCCGTCTTCACGCGCTCGGCGGTGTTCACCCAGCGGCCATCCATCAGCTTATACTGGTCAATGTCGAAGTTCTGCGCGTCCGTATAGGCGAGACCCGTCCACATCTGGAACACGAACAGATCACGGCATCGGTCCTGAAGCGACCCGATGGGCAGTTCCAGCCGCTCCACGGCGGCCATGTCATCCTCAGTGAGATATTCCACGTTCTCGCGCTCGCCCCGCTTGAACTGCCCGCGCAGGCGGTCGTAAGGGTTGCGCTCTATCTTGTCGAACATCTCAGCCCTACGCAGCAGCGCCTTCAGGCACTTGTGATAGTTATAGATGGCCGCGTCGCTCAGGCCGTCGCCCAGTCGCCCGCCCACTTGCGTGTTCGTCAGCGAGTGCAGCCACGCGTCGAACTCCACAATGCCCTCCAGCGTCACGTCCTTCCACTTACTAAGTCGCCCATACGCCTCCAGCTTGTTCTGAAGCGACACATAATGCCGCCTGGTACCAGCCTTGATGTCGAGTTTCGGCAGCTGGTCGTCTATCCAGTTCAACAGTGTTGGCTCGTCGCTGTTCTCCTCCACCAGCCGCCACACGGCGTCGCGTATCTCCTTCGTGTCGATGGCAGTCCCGCGCTCAATGCAGTCGTTCACGCACGCGAGAACCTTACTATATATAATCACAAGTCGGTCGTTCAACTCTCTGGCGCCTGGGCAATTCACAATCTGCCCCGCCAGCAGCTCATTCTTATGTACCTTAATACCGGTACCAATGTAGTAGGATTTTCTATCGATGGTGATTCTCACCTCCAGCTGACCTTTGCCTCCTTTGGGCGTGCGCCCTCGGTGATCCCATACTATTGCATTCGTTATCTTCATTTGCTTTCAGATTTCGATTCTGTTTCCCAACCCATTCTAATTGCTGGAAAACATGTGGTAAAACATTCCGTCCAATAATGTCGCATATTGTCGCATTTTGTATTTTTTGGCTTATGTTGTTAAGTCTATCGAAACCCTTCCATTTTACGGAGAACCCCGTAAAATCGGCACTTCCGCCGTGTTTCCCCAAGTGATCCGTTTGGGGTCATGTGTGTTTTGTGCGGATGCGTGTATTTACGCATGTTTCGCAGACTTAATGATATATTGTAGGTAAACATTGGTTTATTTTACGTCTGGGCGTGGAGGGCTAAGAGGGTCGTTTGCTTTCAGTTTATTGAGATGTTCGACACTCTGATGATTAGAAAAGTATCTAAGTGTGGCAGCTAATTGTTCACTTGTTCGTTCTACCTGATTAAGAGTCTCAGCAAGTTTTTCCTTTAAGTCGCGATTATCGGCTATCGACACGGATAGCTTTTGCTCCAATGACTCGCAACGTGTGGCTAATGTAACTGTCTTATCGAATAGATTCTGAATGAAATCAGGCTCTGCTGACTTATGATGTGGCTCTTCACTTTTCTTACGCAATAGAGACCCATTCCCAGTTAGAAGATATTCTATGTTAAATTCAGGATAGACAAAGCAAATTCGTTTAAAAAGATTATCGGTTAGATAATCTTCATTCCCACTAAATGCGGAATACATAGCAGGCAGGGTCTGGTCTATTGATTCAGCCAAGTCTTTCTTCGTATGGATGATGCCTTTTTTTCTCAGGCATTCATATAATTCATTTAGTCTTTCTTTCCTCGAATTACTCATATTACATTTTTATCTTATAATAGTTTAAAATATTATATAAATATCTTAATACATCTTAAAATATTATATAAATATTTGATTATATTATATTTTCTTCTTATATTTGCACCGAGGTTAATTAACAAACCTCACCGAGTTCTAAAGAGTCCGAGGGGCGAACAAAGACCAGATAATAGCCTAAAACACCCCGACTTACTACATACCAGGTTGCAAAGTTACGGATTCCTGCTCGAATAACAAACCAAACGTATAAATATTTAATTAACATTAAGAAATGGAAAGACAGGACCACTTAACAGAAAAAGAGCTGTTAGAGATGAGGGTAAGATCCACTCGGATATTCTCATTCTTCGAAACTGGCAAACTGAAATCCAGTGCAGCGATGGCTTCAAGGATGAAAGCCGAGGGTAAAGGAGAATGGTCTATCAACAAAGACTACAATAGTATATCTATAAGTGTTACACGCAAGAAATAAAACAATGGATAAGAAACTTAGTGCAGAGATAATCGTAGCCGTTAAGCAGGCGATGTTGACGTTCGGACAAAAATGGGTGACCGCTGAACAGTTGTGCGAACATGTGGGAACACTTACACCTCGATTCTTGAAAGACCACGGCCAGATGTTCAACCGCACCCGCGTGGAATGGACCGACGAAAAAGGACAACATCATGCACAAGGTTGGCTCTATCCGCTGCATGAAATCCAGCAATGGATTGAAAACGGTAAAATTAAGGAATTGAAATTATAACAATATCATTACGATTTTTAGGTTTCCATCATTCTGTGGCGACAGAATTTGTCTACTTTACTTTAGAATTACAATCTTTAAAGAACTCCCCAGCCCGCCGTGAGGTTCGCTGGTTTTCACAAGAAAAATTTTCAGAAAGAAATTGCTTTCTTCTACATATCTATTACTCAGCCCGCTGTGAAGTTCGCTGACTTTCTATACCACACACATACATGGGAGGTTGGCTGAGAGGCGAGGCAGCAGCAAAGCAAGGCAGAGCGTTATGCCGTAAGTCCGATACTGTTCGACAGCGTGACGCGGGTTCGATTCCCGCACCTTCCACAACCGGCAGGGGTTAGTACCTGCAACCTTTACGAACCCGAGTCACCATTAGGGGTAAACGAGTTAGGGTGGTGTCCAAACAATGCGTAAGGGGAAGTGTTATTTGACAGACTTACATACATAGTTGCGGGGAAGGTCGTTCACTAAGTAACGGCAGACGTGAAATAAACGAGCGATCAAGGCCGCCGCAACGGCTAAATAAAGGGCTACGTGAAGAACAGTAGCGTGGCCCTTATTTATACTGTCGTGTAGCTTAATCGGTAGAGCAGCTGGCGCCATCTATATGTGTAACCATTAACATAGGCCATCTTGTAACTCGTATAATCCTTTAGAGTAGAGAATCGGGTGGACGTCAGAAGATTGCTGGTTCGAGCCCAGCCGCGGCAACAATGAAATTTAACTTAAAACAAAACAATCATGAAGAAAAAAGAATTAAGAGAGTTCGCGGAGGTGACAGGCTTCCGCGCTCCAGCAAAGGAGATTAAGCTCGGCGCCATTATGGTGGCAGGGTTCATGGGAATGTGTCTGATAGGCGAGTGGATAGCTCACCAGGTAAGTGGAATCTAATCATTATTATAGAATTATGGAATTTACAGGTAGAATTATGAAAGTCCTTCCGAAGCAGGAGGGAGTAAGCCAGCGCACAGGTAATGAATGGGTGCAACAGTCATTCGTCTTTGAATACTTCGAGGACCCGAATCAGCGTTACAGCGACAAGGTAGTGCTTCAGACCTTCGACACCAACGTGATGGCGCAGCTCGAAGAGGGCGTGCAAGTACGCATCGGCTTCGGCATGAACATCCGCGAGTACACGAAGGACGGCAAGACGTCGGTATTCAACGAGCCGAGGATGTACAAGTTCGAGCGTATCACAGCCGCCGACGCGGCACCACAGCCAGCGCCACAGACTGAGCAGCCCGCAGCTGCCCCGTTCCCGCCAGCGCAGCCGCCACAGAGCGCCGAGAAGAAAGACGACCTACCATTCTGATGCTTATGGATGAGATCGTCAGCAATGACAACGGCGTACACATCAAGCGATGCTGCGCAAGTTGCACAAATAAGCGACCCTTCGACTACGAGGGGCCGCTTCGTAAATGTAGATTGAGTGGAGAAATAGTAAATAACAGCGACGTCTGCGATGATTGGTCAATCAGCGCCGAGGTCGCCAAGATAACAAAGAAGCCATACAGATGATTCCATTCCCAGGCAAGTTGAACCGCGCCACACGCAGCCGCCCTTACACACTCACCGCCGAGCAGGAAGCATGGCTCAGAGCCACATTCCCCACGACAGAGAACACAGTGATAGCCAAGGCAATGGGAATCAGTTACCCTACACTTTATTATATGGTCAAACGTCTCAATCTCGAGAAAAGCAAAGAAGGTCTGCGAGCCATCCACATCCGTCAGGGTCAGCATCACAGCAAGATGAACCGACACGAGCGCCTGCGCATCATGAGCGGCGAAAAGTCGGCGAGGTGCAAGAACGTGAGGGCCATGCCTTACACCCGCCAGCAGGTGAGTATCAGACATAAGGCGCTGCAACGCGGCTACATACTGCCGACCGCCACCGACGACCACTCTTCAGACCGTTACACCATCTTCTATGATGATGAGACCAAACGATCCTCTACATTCGAGGCGAACTCAAAAACGAAAGGATTCACATTCCAGAACGAGAAAGAATGAAAGAATTAGAAAATAACGCACTACCACCACTGCCCGAGGTTCCCGACTTCCTGCAAGGCGATCAATGGTTTAATACGGAGATAGCAGCCGACATGCTTGACTTCGACGAGCCATATAGTCCGCCGCGTTACACGATGGAACGCAACGGCGTACCTTTCGCCGACATCGGTGAGATACACATCATATCTGGAAAGCCAGGCAACGGCAAGACAGGCCTGATGTCGCAACTCGAGGCCGTAACGCTGAGCGGACGTTTCGGCAACACTATCGGGCGCATGGTGCCGCACAAGGTGATGGATGAATCTACTGGAAAGGTTCGAGAGCAAATCATTCCAAATCGCCTGCTCCACATCGACACAGAGCAAGGAAAAGACGACACGGTAGCCTTCAAGAACCGCGTGATCTCAATGGCTGGCATGTCTAACGAAGAAGCAAAGAAACATTTCTTTATTCTCCGTCTACGCGACACCGAGGATGCCATCGAGCGATGGCGCAAGATTCTGAGGGCTGTGTGGGAGATTAAGCCGACAGACATATTTCTCGACGGTATGCTCGACATCGTGAAGGACTACAACGACCAGATAGAATGTCAGCCGATTGTCCGCAAGTGTATGAAGCTGGCCACCTACTATGACGCCAGTCTGTGGGCTGTGTTGCACGAAAACCCGATGGTCGACAAACTTGTCGGTGTGCTGGGTAGTATCACACAGCGCAAGGTGTCTGAGATATTCACAGTACAGAAAATAAAGCAATGCGACCAGAAGCCAAACGAACAACGTTCTGATTTGCCAGACATCTACTTCAGAGTAAAGCAGGTGAAGGCCCGCGGCCACGATGTAGAAGATTGGCTATTCGAATACGTTACAAGCGCAGGCGGATGGGGCCAGCCTATCGAAATCAACGACAACGGCACAAGGGCGGTCGAAACCAAGGAAACGCAATTCATCAGGGAGGCAAGAGAAAGATTCGGCAAACTGAATTGGACTTCCGCAGGGCTTAGCCGCACAGACATTGATAGCAGACTGATAAGCCAAGGCGTAACAAGTAACCGCCGCCGTACCGACTTGATAAATATAGCCATCGAAAACGGCATACTTTACAAGACTGGAACTGCTCAACGTCCGAAGTACCACTACAAGGAGATGAACATCAACGCCCCCAACGATCAGGCTGAAGACTTACCGTTTGACAGGCCTGACGATTCGGAGCCAGCATTTTAATTTTAAGATTTAAAAATCAAATGGAGAAAGACGCTTCAAAACTTTTTGAAAACTTCCCGTGGCCAAGTAAGGGCGCACGACGATGTGAGATTGAAGCATGGCTCAGAGCAACGACGAAATACTCGAGTAATAGAGCTATGCAGACAATCATCAACACGGCACTCCAGCAAGGGGTAATCAAAAAGAATCTGAATACTCGCAAGTACCATCCAGGGAAACAATAGAATGACCGCTTTTCAACTATCGAAAACGATTCTTTTTATTAGCGTTCCCATCCGCATAGCCCTGATTCCCCGATTACCGTATTTATTAATAAATAAATAAATACGGATAATCGGGAGGGGAATCCGTGCAAGCGGGCGACGCGCGCGCACACGCGTATATAGCTTTCATTGGGATTTATTTTTTAATCGACCGCGAAATGGCAAAAATTCCACAAGACATCATCGACCGCATCATCGACACGGCTGATATAGTAGAGGTCATCAGTGAAGACTTAGGCAGTTTCGGCCTCGGCAACCCGGGCGGCCTGCGCAAGAAGGGCACGAACTATACGGCTATCTGCCCCTTCCACGACGACCACAACGCCGGAAACTTCATGGTGCGCCCCAAGGGCGTCAGCAAGAGCCCCAATACCTACAAGTGCTTCGTATGTGAGAAGAAGGGCGGGGTGGTTCAGTGGCTGATAGACTATCGCCACATGTCATACATCGACGCCATCCGCTACCTTGGTAAGAAGTACGGCATCGAGACTGATAACATACCAGTGGACTACGTGCCGCCGCCACCGCGCCAGCTGCCACCGCCACTGCCCACGCTCATCATCCCCCGCAACATCATGGAGGCGAGGGAGAACACGGGCGGCGACGTGCTGTGCAACTATATCCGCCAGCTGCCGTGGGACGCTTGTCAGCGTAAGCGGGTGGAGCAGGTGCTAAGAGACTACCATGTAGGCCATGCCGCCGTGAGGCAGGAGACCCGCGACCATCGCAAGGTGGAGCACCACTTCACGGTATTCTGGCAGGTGGACGCCAACGGCCAGGTGCGAACGGGTCACTATATGAAGTACAAGACCGACGGTCACCGCATCAAGGAGAAGTACCTCTACCCGACAGACTGGTTTCACGCGCTGCTCGAGCGCAACGGCATCACGTCTATCTACGACCCCGAGAAGCAGGAGCAGCGCCAGTGCCTGTTCGGCGAACATCTGATGAAGGCCTACCCCGCCGCGCCTGTCTGCCTCGTGGAGAGTGAGAAGACCGCCGTGCTGATGGCCATCGCCTACGGCAACCACCCCATGCAAGTATGGATGGCCTGCTGCGGCGCGAGCAACCTCACACGTGACCGCCTCGCCCCGCTCATAGCCGAGCGCCGCCGCATCATCTTCTATCCCGATCGTGACGGCATCGACCTCTGGCGACAGAAGGTGGAGCAGCTACACTATGACCGCGCAGTGATAGACACCACCCCCGTGCAGAAGTGGTGGCGACCAGAAGACGGGCCGAAGGCCGACATCGCCGACGTGGTGTTGCGCCTGATAACCTCGAAACCTCTCACTAACATCGACGATGTGGCCCGCGAGATGCCACACGTCAAACCATTGATCAATAACTTAGACTTAGAAGTGACGACCGATGAGTAACAAGAAAAGAAAAGAACCTTATGAG